ATCTCGACACAGGAGATAATCTGTAGAAACATCGAGCAAATCCGCTATTTTAACAAGAGATTCCAATGATGGATACGAATGTTCGCTTTCGTAATTCCTGTATGTGCGAATCGCAACAGAGAGCTGATCCGCCATCCATTGAGCGGTAAAGCCTTTGAGCTTCCGAGTTTCATTGAGACGTTTTCCAAACATAATGACACCTCCTAAAATAGTGAAAGAAATTTGCACCAAAATACTTGACTGTGCAATAATCTTACACTATAATCAGGATATGTGATAGTGAAAGAATCTTGCACCATACAAGGAGGCGTACATATGATTTACGGAATCGACGAACGAGAAGAAGTCTGTGCGAACTGCAAACACTTCATACAGCATTATGTGATAGTAAGCGACATGGGAACAATGCCGTGTAATGCAGGGCATTGCATACATCCAAGAATAAAAATTAGAAGACCTGGACAGACCTGTGAGAAATTTATTTTTAAAAATACGATGCAGGAATAGGGGGTGAAAACAATAGATGGATACAGTGATAAAATAGAAAATTTTCTGAACTTACTGCGTGACTGTGAGGAAAAGAACCGCTTAGCTGCGCTGGAAGAAATCGAGATGGACACCCGGACGCAGGACATCTTACATAACATTGAGCTGAATGAAAACAGTCAGTACGATTACATCTGCCAGGGATTTACTCTTGCAGAGACCAGGAAGCGCCGAAGGAGAGCGAAAAACACAAAGGAGATCACGCATCCAATTTGTGTGTGGGCACATGAGAACCAGAAGGTGATTAACACACTGGAGCAGCTCCTTGGGACTGTACGAAAAGCTGAGAAACGGACACAGAACCGAACATATAAGAACAAGACAAAGATAATGAATGGATTATTGGAATAAGTGAGGTGACACTATGACAGCAGAAGAATTTATTCATAAGGCAACATCCACCGAAGAATTACTAAATGAAATGGTCAGAAAGTTGTCAGCCACTCAAATGCCGGAGTTCTCCAGTGAGCCTATCGGAGTCGAAGACGCTTCGAAGCTCATTGGGCTTCCGGAAACGTCGATAAGAGCCGGTATCCTACATGGATGGCTTCCAATCGGTGTGGCGCTACATGATGGCAAGCAGGTGACCGGTTCGTGCCGCGGAAGAGTGAGTTTTGTTATCTATCCCAAAAAGATATGGGAGCTGACCGGACACATCTGGAAAGGGAGGGAAGCGTTATGACAATAAAAGAATTCTTTGCTATCTGCGATCAGGCGGAATATCTCCCGGCAAACATGACATTTGATGGAATGACCTTTGTCGGAGAGCTTGCACTGTTTTATACAAAACGCACAGTGTATCAGGATGGAAATAAAAAATATTGGAAAAAAGAGGAGATTTTAAGGTGAAACGCAACATTGTTATAGCTGCGATTATCGGCGTACTTACTACATATCTGCCGTTCTGGATGTGGGATGGTATCGGAGAGCAGATTACAGGAGCGCTTGCCGTCGGAGCTACAGCATTTGTGGCGCTGCTGGTAACAGAAAAGAGAGAGGAGGAAATGAGATGAAAGAAGCTCTCTGGATCATCCGTTTTGCCAATGGATTTCTTTTGAGTCATCACGGAACAAAGGACGAAGCAAAGACTATTGCAGAGAGGAAGAAAAGATTCTTCGGTGGAAGCTACGTTATTGTATGAAAAAGGTTCCCATAATGAGCGGCAACTCAGGTGGGAACCAACAAAAAAAGATAATACAGTTTTATTTTATACCAGAACTGTAAAATACGCAAGAGAAAAAAATAAGGAGGAAACAATGGAAGAAAGAACAATCGCAGCGTTGATTGAAATGGGGATCCCGGCAAATCTGAAAGGGTTTGATTACATATGTGATGCCATGAGAATTTATGCGCAGGACGAATCCTATGTAACTTCCAAAAGGATAGCTCTTTATGAACGGATTGCTAAAAAGCGCGGAACAACGCCGTCAAGAGTGGAAAGATGTATCCGGAGCGCCTTTGAAAGGGCTGTTGTATACGGGAACCTAGCTTCCCTGAACAAATATATGACAGCATCGCAGAAACCCACAAACGGAAATCTGCTGGCGTGTCTGTACCGGAAATTGAAGCTTATGGAGTTAAAGAAGAGAGAACAGGAGAAATAGAAAATGATTCACGTAGACGCAATGGAAAAAAGAATTGAAGGAAGTCATCGAACTATAGGGCAGGAACTTGCTGCGGTAGTAAAGGCTGTCCTGTATTATTTCAAAGGAACCGGCATGACAGAAGAACAGGCAAGAGCTGAAATTAAAGACGCTGTTGCAGTAGGTCTTTTGACAAGAGAGCAGATCAGGAAACTGGAAGAACAGTTTGCGGCAGAAAAGGACGAAGTGTTTAAAATGTTGCTTGAAGGAGGAAATGAGCATGTGTGAAATTTGTCACAGCATACCGTGCCATCCAGCTTGCCCGAATGCGCAGGCGCCGGTACCGGTGATGCGCTGCAGGAAGTGCAGGGAACCGTTGTATGAGGGGGACAAGCACTATGAGGGGATCTGTAAGGAATGTTTGGATGATATGGATACATACGAATGGCTGGAGCTGTTCGGAGAAAATTTGAGAGAAGTGAAAGGGGATGAATTGGGATGAAGCTGAACAAATTAGTCTCTACTCTTGATATGGACCACGAAACATGGCTCCAGTACAGAAAGAAAGGCATTGGCGGGTCTGATGCAGGAAGTATCTGTGGTCTGAATCCCTATTCCACAGCTATATCCGTTTTTCAGGATAAGACGCAGCTGCAGGTAGAAGAAAAAACAGACAACGAGGCAATGCGTCAGGGTCGCGATCTGGAGGAATATGTTGCCAGAAGATTTACAGAAGAAACCGGAAAGAAGGTACGTAGAGCGAATGCGATTTTTTATCAGGAAGAAAATCCTTTTATGCTGGCAAATGTAGATCGTTTGATTGTAGGAGAAAATGCAGGACTGGAATGCAAGACAGCATCGGCGTATTCCGCAGATAAATGGAAAGACGGTCATATCCCAGAATCTTACGAAATCCAGTGCCATCATTACATGGCTGTGACCGGAGCAGATGCTTGGTATATTGCCTGTGTTGTTCTGGGAAAAGAGTTTATCTGGCATAAGATCGAACGCGATGAGGAGACGATCCAGATGCTGATACAGATAGAAACGGACTTCTGGTATCAAAATGTACTGGCTGAGAAGATGCCAGCGCCGGATGGGAGCAAAGCTGCAGAAGAATTACTTTCCAAATATTATAAAGATTCGAACCCGGATAAATCGATTGCTCTGGTAGGCTTTGACGAAAAACTGAAACGAAGGGACGAAATTTCAGAGCTTCAGGACAAGTTGGAGAAGGAAAAGAACCAGATTGAGCAGGAAGTCAAGATTTATATGGAAGATGCAGAGAAAGCTGATTCTGATCATTATTCCGTATCTTGGAAATCAGTAACTTCCAATCGTGTAGATTCAAAGAAGTTAAAATCTGTTTATCCGGAGGTTTACCGGGAATGTGTAAAGGCTTCTGAGGGCAGACGATTTACTGTAAAAGAGATTGCATAACATAGGGAGGAAAGAAAATGGGGATTAAAGATGCATTGGCAGAAAAGACAGAGAATAAGGGAGCAGTAAAATTAACAAAGTCTATGAGCATTGCGGATATGATTAAAGCAATGGAACCAGAGATTAAAAAGGCTCTTCCAAGTGTGATCACACCTGAGAGATTCACCAGAATGGCTTTATCCGCAATCAATACAACTCCGAAGCTTGCAGAATGCAGTCAGACTTCCTTCCTGGGAGCGCTGATGAATGCTGCACAGCTCGGTCTGGAACCGAATACACCTCTTGGACAGGCATATCTGATCCCGTATCGTAACAAAGGGAAACTGGAATGCCAATTTCAGATTGGATACAAGGGTTTCATTGATATGGTTTATCGCAATGAGAACATCCAGACGGTACAGGCACAGTGTGTTTATGAAAACGATGTATTTGAGTATGAGCTTGGTCTGGAACCCAAATTGGTACATAAGCCAGCCGTCAAAGACAGAGGTGAGTTAATCCTTGTCTATGCACTTTGGAAGGCTAAAAACGGCGGATACGGCTTCGAGGTGATGAGTAAAGAGGATATTGATAATCATGCTCGTAAGTTCAGCCAGAGCTTTGGCAGCAGCTTTTCTCCGTGGAAGACCAATTACGAAGAGATGGCCAAGAAGACGGTGATCAAGAAATGTCTGAAGTATGCTCCTCTGAAAACGGATTTTATCATGCAGCTTTCAAATGATGAGAGTATCAAATCCGAGATCAGCGTAGATATGTCCGAAGTTGTCAATGAGCAGGAGAAAACAATCGAAGCAGACTACAAAGAAGTAGAAAATGGAGAATCAACTCCGAATGCATAACAATTTATAAGTTAATGGTGCTTTCTTTAACAATAGAGGGCATGAAATATATCACAAAATTCATAAGCCCCATGTTGGACTATAACGACATGGGGCAGAAAGGAGCGCAGGGATGCACGCAATATGTTTTACAATCCCAGGAAAACCGCAGGGAAAAGCACGTGCCAGAACTTTTTACAATCCAAAGACAAAAGGTATGAGTAGCATGACACCGGAAAAGACCGTACTGTACGAAAATCTGATCGCTACCTGTTATCTGCAGGAGGCTGGTGACGAAAGATTTTCTGATGATGCATATTTGAAGGTCAGGATCCAGGCGTTTTACGAGATCCCCAAAAGCAGCACAAAGGCAAAAAAAGCTGCCATGGCGGCTGGTGAGATCCTCCCGGATAAAAAGCCGGATATAGATAACATCGCAAAAGCAGTATTGGACGCATTGAATGAAGTGGCTTACCGTGACGATACGCAGGTGGTAGAGCTGCAGATGAGAAAAAAGTACAGCGATAGACCGCGGTTGGAAATCTGCATCGAGGAACTGGAGGTATAACCAGATGGGAAGGCAGAGAACGACGGGAAACGTGTTCTTTCGCCTGGATGTGGATTTTTTCTCGGACAAAAAAGTAAAGATCTTGAAGGCAAGGTATGGAGCTGATGGGATCACATTATACATATATCTTTTATGTGAGATATATAAGGCAGGATATTATTTAAAGGTTGACGAAGATTTTGAGTTCATTATTTCAGATGATCTGAACATGGACTGTAATAAGGTGAAGCAGGTCTTGAACTTCTTATTGGAACGGTCACTGTTTGACAACAAACTTTTTCAGTCGGACACTATCCTCAC